CGGCGATCTCGAAGATCCGCCGGCTCTGCCGCCCGATGATGGTGATCTGGCCGGCGCGCTCCAGCCGCCGCAGCTCATAGTCGATTTGGCCGGGATTGCGGCTGAGCCGGTGCCCCGCCGCCTCCAGCGCCGCCGTCAGCTCGGGAGCCGAGGGCGTCGGCGCCCCCTCCTCCGCCGCGGCTGCGATGATGGCGAGCAGCGCCCGGCTGCGGTCGCTGAGCGGGACCGGGACCCCGTCGCCCATCAGGCGCCCGTCCCCGGCACCGACGTCGCCGCCGGGTCGACAGGGGTGAAGGCCGAACCGGTCGCCAGCACGCAGGCGCCGCCGGTGGGCTGGATGCCGAGCACGGTGAAGCTGGCGCCGTCGGCCGAGGCCAGGACCTCGATGACAAAGCCGCGGTCGGACAGCATCCGCACCACCGGCGCCTCGTGATAGCGCTCGTTGAGCGCCGCGGCCACGATCTCATAGGGCGCGCAGGGGCTTTCCGCCTGAGCGGCCGCCGGAGCCGGCTGGAGCGCGGACAAAGCGAGGGCGAGGCCGGCCATCGGGCCGGCCGACAGGGATGCGAGGGACATGGCGGAACTCCGGAAAGGAAGGGCGGTCAGCCGGGCCGCCACGGTCCGTTGCGGATGGACAATCAGCCGGCGTCGTCGCCGAGGCGCGGCGGCGCCGGGCTGTCCGGCAGCCGCGGGATCACCCGGATGGGCCTTCGGACGGGATGAAATCGATCAGAGCCACATGATAAGAATTCCCCATTCCGGGGAATTAAGTCAAGTCAATCTTTCCCATAATGGGGAATTGCCAATCCGATCAGATCCGTTAAGATCCCCATAATGGGGAATGGATTGAAACAACTGCGTCAGGCCCGGGGCTGGACGCATGAGCAGGCGGCCGAGGCCATGGGCGTCTCGCGCGGCCAGCTCATCAAGCTCGAGCGCGGCGAACGGCGGCTGACCGCCGACTATATCCGGCTGGCCGCCGACGCCTTCGGCGCCAGCGAGCTGGAGGTGCTGGGCACGCCGCGCACCGTGCGCCTGGTCGGCAAGGTCGGCGCCGGGGCCGAGGTGCATCTGTTCGACGGCGACATGTCGTCCGAGCGGATCGACGAGGTCGAGGCCCCGCCCGGCGCGGACGAGGCGACGGTGGCGGTGATCGTCGAAGGCGATTCCATGTTCCCGCGCTATCTCGAGCGCGAGACGATCTACTACCGCCGGGCCGACGCCGCCGGCGACCCGGCCGGCCTGATCGGCCGCGAGGTGGTGGTCCGGCTCGCCGACGGCCGCACCTTCGTCAAGGTGCTGCGCCGCGGCTCCAGCCCCGGCTACTTCACCCTCGACAGCTACAACGCCCCGCCGATGGAGGATGTGGTGGTCGAATGGGTGGTGCCGGTGAAATGGGTGAAGCGGGACTGAACCCAGGCCACTGCCGTCCAGACGGCAGACCGCCGGAACGATTGTGATCAAAAACCCATCACCATAGGTCAAATATGACCAACATGCATCTCCCATCCGGGCGATGCCGCCCGTCCCGTTCCGCGGCAGATTAGCCCGCTATGTCCGGCCGATTGCCGGCACGCCAGACTTGGAACGGGGGAATCATCATGCCGGTCCGGAAATGGGGCAGCGAGCAGGTCGTCGGGACCACGAGCGGCGCCAGCGGGGTGCGGGGGTTCGACGTCGCCGGCCTCGCCGACGGGGGCTACGTCGTGGTGTGGGAGGACACCAGCGCGCCCCGGCAGGTGCTGGCCCAGCGCTTCGACGCGCTCGGCAAGCCGGTCGGCGGCCAGATCACCGTGGTGAGCCTCGAGGGGTCCAGCGCAGTCTACTCCGAGCCGCAGGTCGCCGCGCTTTCTGATGGCGGCTTCGCCGTCTGCTTCACCTCCGCCAGCGGCAACGGCAATGCCTGGGTGAACCGGTATGCGGCCGACGGCACCTATCTGAACGGACAGGGCTTCGTCAACGGCGCCGTCGAGGAGAGCCAGGGAGCGGTCATCGCGTCCGAGACCGGCTACCGCTTCGTCTTCCAGGCCGGCGGCGATATCCGCATCGGCAACACTCTCGTCAATGACGATGCGATGGCCGGGGTCCAGGAAGGGCCGTCGATCGCCGAGATCGTCGACGGCACCCGCTATGTCGTCACCTGGGTCGATCACAACGGCGGCCACAACTATCGGTATCGGGTGTTCGAGGCGAACGGCACCGCCGTCACCGCCTCGCTCCAGGTCAACAACTCGCTCGGCGTCGGCGGGGCGGGCGATGACCCGGCCGTCGTGATCGGCCTGGCCAATGGCGGCTTCGTCATCGCCTGGTACGAGTTCTCGACTGCGCTGCAGGACCGGCAGGGCGTCAGCATCCACGCCCAGATCTACGACGGCGCCGGGGGCCAGGTCGGCAACGAGTTCGTGGTCAATTCGATGTTCAAGAGCCATCAGGCCTTCCCCGACCTGGTCGCCTTGCCGGATGGCGGTTTCGTCGCCGTCTGGTCCGATTCCGCCCTGGGCGTCAACAGCGCCGACTACAGCATCACCGGCCAGCGCTTCGACGCCTTCGGCGCCCGCGTCGGCACGCAGTTCACCGTCAACACCGCCACCGACGGCGCGAACGGCGAGTTCTATCCCCATATCTCGGCGCTGGCCGACGGCCGGCTGGTGGTGATCTGGCGGGGCCCCAACGAGGTCCGGACCCAGATCATCGATGTGCGCGACGGGCTGGTGACCGGCACCGAGGACGCCAACACCCTCTACGGCCATGACAAGGTCGCGGACGAGATCAACGGCCTCGGCGGCGACGACACGCTGAACGGCCTCAACGGCGACGACGCGCTCTATGGCGGCGACGGTGCCGACGTGCTGCGCGGCGGCGCCGGCGCCGACGATCTCGACGGCGGCGCGGGCACCGACACCGCCAGCTACTTCACCGGCGCAGCCGGGGTCTCGGTCAATCTCGCCACCGGCCTCGGCAGCGGCGGCGAAGCCCAGGGCGACACGCTGACCGGAATCGAGAATCTCTCCGGCAGCCAGGGCAATGACAGCCTGGTCGGCCACAGCGGCGCCAACACGCTGCAGGGCTGGAACGGCAACGACGTCCTGACCGGCTCCGGCGGCCAGGACACGCTCACGGGCGGGGCCGGCGCGGACCGCTTCGTCTACGGCAGCGCGGCGCAGAGCCCGGTCGGAGACGGCGCCGACCTGATCACCGATTTCAGCCATGCCCAAGGCGACAGGATCGACCTGGCGGCGATCGACGCCAGCACCGGCGCCGCCGGCGACCAGGCCTTCACCTTCATCGGCACCGCGACCTATTCCGGCGTCGCGGGACAGCTGCGCTATGCCTCGGGCGGCGGCGTCACCACGATCGCCGGCGACATCAACGGCGACAAGGTGTCCGACTTCCACATCCGGCTCACCGGCACCATCGCGCTCGTCGCCGGCGATTTCGTGCTGTAGCGACCGTGGGGAGAAGGGTGGCGACCCCGGCTGGACTCGAACCAGCGACCGTCCGCTTAGAAGGCGGAGCGAAGGCGAGACAGATCAACGGGCATTCCAACAATTCAGTCAGGAATGCACCTCGCCAAGCCATTGATTCCGGCTGCATTTTCCAAGCGGTTGGAACGCCATGCGGCCTCAGCGGATGACGGGCGCAACGGTGCCGGACTTAGACGACGCGTCTTGACCCGTTACGTAACGCTCACTATCTTTCCGTTACGTAACGGAGATTGCCATGCCCCTATCGAACGCAGAGCGACAGAAGCGGTTCCGCGAACGCCGCAAGGCTGAGCGCGCGGAGGCTACGAACGCATCCGGCGCGCCAGGCCGCAGCCTTCCTGACATCATCGCCGGGCTGCCGGACGAGCCGAAAGAAGGACTGGACGGCGATTCCCTTCGCGCGTTCGCTCGCGCCGAGTTGGCGCGGATCCAGAAGGATGCGATAGACCTCGTCGAAATTCTGCTCAGTGAGGATGTGAGCGAAGCCAGTGAGATCGCCACCTTGCTTGGGGTAGAAATCAACCCTGCCGGCGGGATTTCTGGTGCCGACCTATTTGACCATGCCAAGCGAGCGGGCTTCTCAAAGCGCGAGCTGGCGCGCTTGTCGGATCTCGCCGTCAACCGAGATCCGCTGAGTCTCTCGGGTGCCTATGCCTTCCGCCCCACGCTTGAACGGCTCGGTCTTTGGAAGGGAAGTGTTACGTAACGAGTATGCACCAAGACACCGCCGTGAGAGGGCGGTGTCCTACACACCAGAAATCCTCAGCCAGTCGAGTGGAGCGGATCAGGAGCAAGCGAGCACGAGGCCGGCACAGATGGTACATTAGACGCTACACTATCGCGTGACCGGCACATTCCATCGTCAGAGCCCCGACATAGATCCGATCTGTTTGAGCAAATTCCAGAGCATGCCGTGATAAACGTCGCCGAGCGGGTCCGGCCCAGAGAACTCTTCTCCAGGCTGCGCCACGCCGCGCCAGATAATTGTCAATCTAGCGGCAATCGCCGCACCACTTTCAGGTGAAAGCGTATTGATCAGGTTTTCGATCCGATCAATTTCAAGCTGGCCAGGGTCGTCGGCAGCATCATCTTGATTTAGAAGACGCTCTAAAAGCAGTCGATGCCGATCGAGGAGAGCGGCCACATCTATCGCCGCAAGCTCTGGGCCGCCGGGGCTTTGCGCACGGGGAGAACCCTCATCATGCTCTACCGCAATCTGTAGCGCAGCAAAGGGCTGAATTTGCGGTCGAGGGCTGCGCGCCGCAATCCGATCTGCAGCCACAGGGACAATGCCATCCTTCGAGAATTCTGACGTGGCGCTTGACGCGAGCAAATGGCTCTCCGTTTAAATGCTGCCAACCGGCAGCCAGGTGGATCGAGACTTACCTTTCCCCTGATACGCATAGCGGTCGCGTTCACCCGACCTGAGCCCACATTATACGCAAACTCTGTCGCGCGTCCTAGATGCGACAGAATTGAGTATCGTATTGATTCCCCACAATACGTGGGACGCAGCCCACGATTATTTTCTCTCAGGCCGTGGGGTGAAACCCACACCCGTGTGGCAAAACACAGATGTGAGTGAGTGCTTCGTCATACTAGAAACTCCGGCCCTGTCGACTTGCGTCGGAGCGGGCCGAATCGAGAGCGGCGAGCTGCGATGCAGACGGTGGCGCTTGGCGCGCCGCCGCTGTCCGTCCTATGCCTGTATGCTCCGGAGGGGGCGGAGCGTCTCGACGATCGACGAAGCCCATTTCAGCTGACGGATCGGCGTGCCGTTCCCGTGCCGCTTGCCCGTGTCCATCATGACGCCGCCGGCCTCGACACCCTTCGCCGTCGGCTCCCAATAGGTCCGGTCCTTCGCATCCCGGCCGCCGACCTGATATCCACACGCCTGGAGCAGATGATTGACGGCGATCGCCGACATGCCCAGCTCGCGGCCGATGTCGGTGGGCGTCAGCAGTTGCTCCTGCTGCGGTGCCGGCAACGCGGTCGCGCCCATGCTACCCAGCACATCGAAGCCCACCGCCAGCGCCGTCGCCCGGTTGGCTGCAAGGGCTGCCTGGTTGCCGCTCAGGCCGATCATTTTTGCGATGCCCAAGTTCTGCCGGAACTGCAGGCGCGCCTCCCGCGCCATCCGGAGGTCAGACACCGGAACTGTCGCCGGTGACGTCTCGCCCCTCTCATAGGCGTCGAACCGCTCGATGATCTCGATGGTAATCTCGGTCGAGGTCGGAGTGTCCGACTTCGCGGTGATGAAGATCGCTTGCTTCCGGTTGAGATAATGGGCGGTCGCAGGACGGCCGCCGAGCGGGCCCGCAGTTTCCGCCACCGTGGCGGAAACCCCCAGCGCTTCAAGCGAAGGCAGGTGGCGGCGGATCAGGTCGCGGATCTTGTGCGGGTCAGCGAACCCGAGCCGGATCGCCAGATCCAGGTCGCGAATGCGGGGCTCACCGTCAATCTCGTGGACGGCGAGATTGCCATTCCCGGCGATGCCGGTCATATTTCCATGCGTCATTGGCGGCTCCTGCTAAGCCGTTGATGGAAGGCCCCGGCTGGTAACCGGGTCCGCGAATTGGCGACGGGGTTGAGTTTCCTAGGCCCGGCCCCGTCGCCGCTCGATCTGACGAATCAGACGATAGCGCACAGTGGTCACGTGTCGCGAGTGCCGCAGTTCATTCTGGCTTCGTTCCACGACTCGGGTCGCAGAACCGACGAAGCCGAGGCATTGCAATCATCTGTCGTTCGATCCTGTCCTTGTATCTTGTCCGCTCCCCCAACCTGTTCCGCAACTGAAACAAATCAGGGGCGATCGAGGATTATGGGGATAACTCAGGCCGGCTGCGCATCGCGCTCGGCCTCTCGGCTCCGCTGGAGCCGAATTACGATCTCATTCGTGACCGATCGCAGGTTCTTGCCGGCCTGCTCCTCCAGCCATTTCTTGAGATCCGCATCCAAGCGCAGCTTGAACTGGGGATCGGTTTGCTTCATCTGCCCTCACAATGGTTAGGACCGGTAAGGTCCGTCGCGAAGACAATGTAAGCGCTCCGTTCGCCGATAATACTACTCCCTTAATTTTTATCTGGGCCCTACCCCAATGCCGCCGTGGCTTCTGGAGACTAGCCTTGTTCATCAATGGCTTCCGCTTGGCCGTTGATGAGCCTGTGTCGGCGACGCAACCGATTCGATAGCCACCAACCGATCGATTTGCCTTGTTGATGACCAATCACCGATCTCGCGGGCCGATTAACGCTTCGCGGCTGGCCGGCGGCCACCCGCACGGGTTCGAATCCCGAAAAGGGAGCCGCGCATTTTCAGAGACTTAGGCGTCCCGCCTTGCCGCCGGGGACCGTCCCGCCTACCCTACCCGCCTGGGGATCGTCACCACAGCCAGGCTGGGCACCATGGCGACTCCCAAGCGCAAATTCACAATCCGCCACTACTTCATCGAGCCGGGCGGCGACCGGGTGCTGAAGGCGAGTTCCAAGCTGCTCGACGGCATCATGGCCCGACGCAGGCACATACCCGATTGGGCCGGCATGAAGGTCCGCATGATCGAGGTCATCGCCAGGATTGCCGACGATCGGCTGCACATCGCCTCTCTCAAAGGCACCTACATGCACTTCGACGCGACCGGTCATTGGGACCAACCCAGGGAAGCGCAGGTGGCGATAGCCCACCTGGAGCTTGCGTACCCGGGCGATCTCCCGGACGATCACCATCGCCGTCGCTTTATCCAGAGACGGGTGGCCGCGAGCAGATGGCACGTGGGCGCCAAGATCCTCGCCGAGATCCAGAACGACGTCGAGAGCAGCGATCGGGCTCGGCGGGTGAAGGCGGTACCGCCCTGGCGATGGATGGATGGGCCCGATGACGTCACGGAGCCTGGCTAACTCTCAATGCCCCTCCTCTCTGACGCCGACCTCTGGCGCACGGCCGACATCATGATCGATAGCCACGGCTCGAACGCGCCGGCAGTGGCGACAGGTTGGGCGGAGTGGCTGGAGGCCTCGGGCGACGAGGAAGGTGCCGCGACCTGGCAGCTGATCGCGCAACGGTGCGAGGCGCTGCTGAACGAAGAGGGGACGAGGCAGTGATAGGAGATGAGACTGGCCGGCTCGCAGACGGCGCATTATATTGCAGCTGCTGCGGCGGCGTGGATGAACACGCAGCCCTGTGAGGTGGCCGAAAGGCTATAGAGAGAGTGAGCGCAAGCCCCTAGGAGCGGGTGACCGGAGTACCGGACGAGGGTAAAGAGTCTCAACTGGCGACCGGCCGAAGACAGGTTCCTTGATACGGCCGGAACATGAATCCGAAAAATTGCCAGGGAAGCGCCACATGCCGGTAACCAGCCCGGCCCGCAGCATTTGTCATCCTACAGCCAAGGCTGGGCTATGAGCCGGTCACGCCGCAAATCGCCCTTCTCCGCCATCACGACCGCGGCCTCCGACAAAGAGGACAAGGCTGCCGAGCACCGGCGGGAACGCCGGCAGGTCCGCGTGGCCATCAAGGACGGCGCCGAGACGCTGCCTGATCCTCGTGCCTTTGGCGATCCGTGGGATGCCGCGAAGGACGGCAAGCGCCGATTCGACCCGTCGCGCGAACCTCAGCTGCTTCGGAAGTAGCGTTGCCTCTCCGCCTCCTGATCGCCCTCCTCGTCCTCTCCTCCCCTGCCTTCGCCGCGGTCGAACTGATCGACGGCCAGCGGGTCCAGCTGAAGGGCATGCCGGTCCCGTGTGGGCTCAAGGCAGCCAGGAGGCCAAGATGGCCTCCTGGTGCCCGCGTGGTTACAGGATGAAGTCGCTTGCCGAGAGGACGTGCACGCCCGAGAGGCGAATCTGCATGTCGGCCGCGCCGTCCCCGTTGACGTCGACGAAGATGCCGGTCTGGAAGCCGGCGGTGACCGCGCGGACCTCACCCACATGGTGCCCGAAGGCGGCCGAGCCGATGAAGGTCCCGCCGCTGACGATCTCCGACAGGTCGATCTTATCGCCGGTCGCGAAATCGGTGATCAGATCGGCCTTGGCATAGCCGACGCCGCTGTCGGCGGCCGCCGAGAACACGAAGTTGTCGGCCCCGGCGCCGCCAGTCAGCGTGTCGGCCCCGGCCCCGCCGTTCAGCGTGTCGATGCCGTCGCCACCGAACAGCTGGTCCTTGCCGCCCCCGCCGCTCAGGTTGTCGTCACCGGTCCAGCCCGACAGCAGGTTGGCCCCGCCGTCGCCGATCATGATGTCGTTGAAGGCGCTGCCGGCGAAGTACTCGACACCGGAATAGGTGTCGCCGGCCGCGTCGCCGGTGTTGGCCGCGACGTTGCCCAGGTTCACCGTCACGCCGCTCGGTGCGTCGTCATAGTAGACGGTGTCGGTCCCGGCGCCGCCGATCAGCACGTCGGCTCCGCCGCCGCCGACCAGGCGGTCATTGCCGTCGCCGCCGTCGATGGTGTCGTTCCCGCCCTCGCCGAACAGGGAATCGGCCCCGGCGCCGCCGGCGATGATGTCGTCGCCGCCTTCGCCGGAAATCAGGTTGATGCCGGTGCTGCCGGTCAGGTTGTCGGCGAACTCGCTGCCGCGGATCGACTCGATGCTGGACAGGGTATCGCCGGTGGCGTCGCCGCCGCTGGCGGTCTGGGTCGACAGATCGACCGTCACCCCGGCGCCGGAGGTGAAGTAGTCGACCATGTCGCCGCCGTTGCCGCCCTGCAGCGAATCGGCTCCGCCCCCTCCGCGCAGGACATCATTCCCGGCGCCGCCGAGGAGGATGTCGTTGCCGCCCTGGCCGTCCAGGAAATCATCGCCGCCCTGGCCATTCAGGGTGTTGGCGGCGGCGCTGCCGCTGAGATTGTCGGCGCCGGTATCGGAGCCGAGCAGGTTAACGATGCCGACCAGCCAGTCGCCCTGGGCGTCGCCGCCAAAGCCCTGGGAGGCGCCGGTGAGCTGGATGTTGATGCCGAGGATCGGCAGGGTGAGGCTGAGGATCACCGACAGGTCGATGGTCACGCCGTCGACCGAGGTGGTGTAGTCCGCCGCGTCGATGCCTGACAGGGTGATGATCCCGGCCGCGTTGAGCAGGCCGCCGATAATCACATCGGCCCCGGCGCCGCCGCGGATCACGTCGTCACCGGACCAGCCGATGGCGATGTCGTCGCCGCCCAGTGCGTCCACGAAGTCGTTGCCGATGGCTTGGACGGGTCCGAGGATCAGGTTCGGCAGGATTTCGGCGCTATTGGTGCCAGTGAAAGTGGCCATGGTACTCCCTATCAATAATTTGAATCTGAGCGGGCTAGAGTTGAGCATCTGAATATGCGGTTCAACCTGAAAATTCCTATACCTTGGGCGATGCCCACGTCATAGACCGCGCGGGTGCCGAGCCTGGCCGCGTGGGAACGCCCACTAGCGCTGCCGGCGTTGATGCTGCATGGCAAAGGGTCACGACCCATCCGACTGGACGGTCAAATTCTCCGGCGACGAGGGCACCATCGCCAGCGAAGAGTACGCCGGCCGCTTCAGGGTGCGCCCCTCCGGCGTCGTCCAGATCATCTGGTCGCTGGGCAAGGGGCCGCCACCGAAAGAGGACGGCCCTGTCGGTCGCGCTGCCCAGGAGGCGATCGACGCCGCGATCAGGCCAAGAGCATGAACCGCCTAGCGGATCCTGCCGACCTTGGGTATCCATCGCCCATGAGCGACGCGCCCACCCCATCCAAGTCCTCCGACGTCCATTGGACACACTACTGCGAGCACCCCGGCTGCAGCGCTTGGGGAGCATTCGGCAGCCCAGGCCCGCGCGGTGAAACCGTCTGGCATTGCCAGGAGCATGACCCGTTCGGGGGGAGGGGGAGCGAGGGGCGGCGAGATGGCGGTTTAGTCAGGGAGTGACGTCGAGCGTTCTCTCGTCTAGCATTTGCTCCATATTTTATCGGAGCAGATTATGACCAAACCACTTCAGCCGGCCACCTATAGTGGCAATAATATCAATAACTTGAGTGGGAAAGCGCCTCCCCAGCCGGCCACCCCCAAACAGCTTGTTCTGGATATTGGCATCCAGATTCAAAAAGACGTGAACGGGATCGAGATGGGCGTGCTGGAGAACGGCATTCCGTACCTCACGCAGAACGGGCTAGCAAAACTGGCCGGGACAGCCAGAAGCGTTATCTACGACATTGCGCAAGAGTGGGCCGAACATTTCGAAGATCAGGTTCTCGGCAAGGATCGCTTCGCTTTCCTCCGAGAGTGCCTGTCACGAAATGGCTATAATGAACCTCAGCTATATATCGAGACGAAGCGAGACGGACAGGTTCATTATGCTTATCCTGATATTGTATGCATGGCTGTACTAGAATATTATGCCTTCGAAGCAAAAACAAAGAGCACTGCAGCGATTGATAGCTATAGAAGATTGGCGGCGTATGGACTTCAAAAATTCATTTATGATGCCCTTAATTACGTACCAGGAGATAAATGGAAATATTTCCACGATCGCGTTTCAATACTAAAGGACAGCGCGCCAGATGGATGCTTTATAATTTTCAATGAAATAACCGGCATGATTGCCGATCTCATTACAGCAAATCTGCCTGTAAACGACAAAACCATACCCGACATCAGCGTTGGCCAAGGCTGGGGCGACTACTGGAACACAAATGACCTTGAGGCAAAGTATGGGCCTAGAAGGAAGTTCGACCATAACTATCCGGAGTATTATCCGCAGGCCGCGAGCAATCCTCAAAAGCCCTGGGCTTATCCCGACGCTGCCCTTCCCGACTTCCGTGCTTGGTTCCGCCACGTGTATCTGCCGACTCGGTATCCGAAATATATCCTTACCAAAGCCCACCTGCTGGGAGGACAGCAGAAGGCCAAGGAAATCGCAGGCATGTATCAGCCGCTTCAGATCGAAAAGAAATAGGCGCACCCTGCTTCGCAGCCCCGCTTCGGCGTGGCTCTTCGTTTCAGGAGGCCAACGCTTCCCCGAACGCGAAACGTCCTCCAAATGGGGGATGACAGTTTCGTGAAATCCGGTCTGAATATCGCCGGATGCGAAGGCGTCCCCCGAGCATCCAGCCCGACCCGGCGGTGTCCCCCACCATGCTCCGGGTCGGGCTCCATTTCGAGGCGAGTCAGATGATGGTGGCGAGGCCGATAAGCCCCGCCACCCACCGCGCAATGGTATTCACGGCTTCTTCGCATGCCCGATGTTCAGGGCCAGGAAGTCGATGACCTTGCGCAGGATGGCGACGGCGCTGTCATCGGCAGGGGTTGGGGTCAGCGCGGCGATCATCGAGGCGGCGGTGACAACGGCGGTCGCGGTCGCGAGAATGCCGTCCCAGTTGGCCAGGATCCAGTTGAACACGCTTTGCTCCTCTCACGAAAAAGCCCGGCTCGAAGGCCGGGCTGGGATTGACGGGTTGTCGATCCAGTCGGGTGGCGGCTTGTATGCCGCCTTGGCCCGTTTCAGCGCCTCCTCGCGATCGGGGAGGCCGTTCAGGCCGCCATTGATCAGGCGGGTGACCGCACGGCAGTTGTCGGATTCCGCCCATGCGCCGATGTTCCGGTGCTGCCAGTAGAAGACGGCGATGCGGACGGAGGTCTCCGGATCCGCGGCAACGTCCGGGTTCTCTAACAGCGGCAGCCCCAGGTCGCGACCGGCGCGGTCGTAGTTGTTTGCTCCTGTGAGCTGGAAGAAGCCCCTGCCACGGTAGCGGTAGCCGTCGCCGTCCATCTGCGGGGTGTTGCCGAGATCCGTTCTGGTATCATACCGGTCGAAGTACGGTCGCTTGCCATACTCCACGAGCGTGTTGAACCGGTCAGTCTCGTGGCAGCCCTGCGCGAGGAAATGGATCGTCTGGAGTCGGCTATCGAGGATGCCGGCGGCGCCAAGATGCTTCTGTAGCGGGTCGACCAGCGCCGCCATGACGTCGGTCGGCTTGCGGCGGCCGGATATGGCGACGAGCTTGTCCAGGGTGATGATGAGGGTCATGGCAATTCTCTGGATCGTCAGTGCAGCCCCAGCAGCTTCATCAGCGCTGTCTTGGCCGGCTCGCCGAAGAGGCCGGCCGCTACCAGCAGAAGGGCGACAATGCCGCCCCAGCGGTGGCGCCCGACCTCGGTTTCCAGCGCCTCTACGCGCTCCCGGATGCCGAGCATTTGGTCGAGCTTGGCGTCTCGGACCCGCCCCTCCTGGCGCAAGTCCTCGATGGCGCTGAGGATCAGCGCTGTTTCGTTCGATGGCACGGGATCCTCCCTCGATGAGATGATCGTCACGTCCGCTGCGTCACGAGGGCGCGCAGCGTTCCGGACGCCAGATCGACGGCGGCGCCGGTGGGGTTGAACAGCACGGCGGTGACCGTGGCGGCGGTGCTGACGTAGCCCGTCAGGATCAGGCCCTGGATGTCGATGTTCATGCTGCACTGGACATGATCGCCGATGGCAGCGCCCGTCACCGTCAGGGTCGTGGTGGAGGACGCCCCGGCATTGATCGACGGCCAGTCAAAGGTCTTGTTCGCTGTGAGGGTCTTCGGGACCCATTCCCACTGCGTGTTGCCCGTGCCATAGGCCACGTAGACGCGCTGGTTGGTCGTGTCGACGCAGATCTGCCCGACGAATTCGGGCGCGGTCACGCCGATCGGCGACGCCGTGGTGACCCTGATCCGCGGCACCACGTCCCAGGACGTGTTGGTCGTCCCCGACGCCATGTAGGCCAGATTGTTCGTCGTGTCCGCATAGACCTGGCCGCGCGTCCATGGCGTGGTCACGCCAACCGGAGAGCCGGACCCGCTCAGCACCCGCAGGATGATGTCCCAATCGGTGTTGGCCGTGCTGTAGGCGATATAGACCCGGTTGTTGCCGGTGTTGACGTGGATCTGGCCGGCGAAATTGGCCGACACCGATCCAACCGGCGTTCCGGAGCTGAGCGACCGGACGATCATCTTGTTGCCGTCCGTGCCGCTGGACGGGTCGCCGCTCTTGTTGAAGGTCAGGTCGCCGTTGCTGTCCAGGAACAGGTTGCCGACGCCGAGCTTGATGCGCTGCACATTGTAGGCGGCGTTCGGCAGTGAGATGGTGCCGCGCACGTCGAGCGGCGCATCCGACGCCGGCAGCGTGGCGACCGTGTTCTGCCAGGCGCAGCCTTCCATCAGCACATCGCCAGGGCTCGTCCCGAAGAACACCGAGGTGGCGATAGCTGACGACGTGTCGTAGCAGCCGAGTAGCCGCGTGCCGGTCGAGTTCTGGATGTAGACCGCCACGTCGCTGGCCGCGGTCGAAGAGCAGACGTATCCTTCAAGCTGCGTCCGCGTGCAGGTGCCGCGCATCCAGAAGCAGCGGTTCGAGTTGGGCGACGCCGGGCCGGTTGCCTCGATATTGACGCCGCGGACATCGGTCGTGTCGATCAGGTTCCAAAAGCGGGCCACGACGTTGTCGACCTGGATGCCCCAATAGATCTGCTCCAGAGAGATCGACCGCGCATAGCTGTCGGAAAGGACAGGCTTATAGGACTTCGTCAGCCGAAGCTGGCTCTTGGAGGTGAAGCCGGTGAAGTGGCAATCCCGCGACCCCACGATCCAGGCCGATATGGAGTTCGAGCCCTTCTGGCGCCCGAGATTGGCGCCGCTGATGCGCACGTTCTGCGACCAGCCAGAATAGGGCGTCGAGAAGAAGTCGCCGAACAGCGGGTAGACGCCCTGGCTGGTGGTCGTGGTGGCGTCGTAGGAGATGAGGTCGCTGATCTGCGAGTCCACCAGCGACAGGAACTTGAAGTTCCCGTTGTCGGTGATCCCCTGCCCTCCCCGTACCTTCGGCTGCGCAATCTGCGCGCCCCAGACAAAGGACCAACCCAGCACCCGCGAATCCGTGCCGTCGTTGTCCAGCTTCGTGGCGTCATAGCGGACACCGACGCCATTGGTCACGGAGAGCAGCTTGGCATCGACGTTGTCGATGGTTGCGTCGGTGAAGTAATCGACAAAAAGCTGATCAATTCGGCCAGGGCCGATGATCCTGACATCTCGCGTCTGAGCAGCCTTGATGATGTAGAAGTCGGTGAAGTCGTACGACACCTGCTCCATCAGATTGATCTGGGTATCGCTGATGGCCTTCACGACCGCGCACTGATAGTACGCCTTCGGGAAATTGACATTGAGTGCCGGCGTCAGCGGCGGAGACTCGCCGGACAGCGCCCAATAGGTATCGGTGCCGTTGATATTCTCGATGATGATCAGGTCTCCGGCGCTGATGCCGAGCGTCAGGAAGCCTGAGCCGGCAATCGTGTCGGTGACGTCTCGCTGCAGCGTGCCGGCAAGCTTGGCGATGCCGCTGATCTTGCTGATCTTCCAATCCGGGTAAGCCCAGCGGGTCGGCGTGTCGATCGTGATGCCGGATCCGTCCGCGGAGACCACAAGGCCGAAATCGCGCCCGATCTCATTGCCGCCGGACGCGCTGGCAGCCTGAACCTGGACCACTACCCACTGGCCGGGGCTGTAGGCGCTGAAGTCGCCTGCGAAGGTGGTCGTGCCGACCGGGATGCTTGTGGTGGCGCCGATCACCGTGTCGGAGACATTGAACGGCCCGCGCGCGGTCTGCACGCGCCCCTGGAGATGGCCGTCGACCTGGAGGATCGCGCCATCCGGCAGGGTGACCGTGTCATGCACGAAATCGCCCGGCGGGATATAGACCGGCTTGCCGGTGTTCAGGGCCGCCTGAATGGCGGTGGCATTGGCTGCGGCAGAGCCCGAAGTGCTGGCGCCAGATCCCAGAATGTTCATCGCGCCGCCGATGAGGGGCTGGATCGCCTCGATTTCGGTCTTGGCCGCCTCGAAGTTCGCACGCACGCTGGCGGTGGTGGCCAAGCCGCTTTCCGGCTTGGTCGGGTCGATGTTCGAAGCCATGATCAGCCAATCCGGAAGATGGAGACGGAGACGCGGTCTGGGTCGAAAGCGCCCATGCTCGAATTGCCGGACATGGTTGAGATCTGGACGCTCGTGGATGTCCGGGAGCCGCTGACGACGTTTGCGTTGTTGCCGCTGCTCGTAACGGGGACGTCCATCTCGATCGCGACGAAGTAGTCACCCGAGATGGAGGGGAATGTGATGGTGTAGAGGCCGACGCCGTTGCGGGTGACAGCGGCGCCGTTGAACGCGGCAAGTAGAGATCCGCCCCCACTGAAGGCCACGGATGCCCAGACGATGCGTGGGGTTCCGGAGGTGGTGAGATTGCTGAGCTGCTTGTTGGCGACGTTCAGGGCGGCATTTAGGTTCCCGCTCGTGTCGGAAACCTCCACCAGATTGCTTTGGGACGTGCCGACATTCCGAACGGCCGCTTCGCCGAGAACAGTGTTCAGGCTGATGATCTGGAATGTCGAGCCAAGGTCGACGGCGAGATAGGGGGAGCCCGCCACGATGTAGCCGACCGGCAGGAGCGCATTGCCCTGCAGCCGGATCGCCTTCGGTCCTTTCGCGCTGACCGAGAGCGTCGGGCTCGTGGTGGTGCTGGTGGCATGGGCGATGAAGGCATAGGTGCGCCCGGTCAGATAGGACGGGATCGGCGGATCGGGGCTGAGTGTGTATGCCGAGCCGCTTCCGGCCGTGGTTCCGCCTGCACCGTTGTAGGCGATCGCCACGAGCTGATCCCGCCGCACCGCATCGGCATCAGCAGTGCCGGCGGCGACGTTCGTGACCTTCTTGCCGCCCATATTCAGGTCGGCCTGCATCCCCCCCTTGCCGCTTCGGCTCAGGCTGTCGGTCAGCGCCGCGGCCTCATCGTTGGCGAGGTTGTTGTAAGCTGACGAGCTGATGACCTGGCCGGTGACGGCGGTCGTTCCGGCCGGCTTGGTATAGGTGCCGCTGGCGTCTCTCGGCATGCGGGGCTCCAAAAGAAAAGGCCCCGCTGGGTGGCGGGGCCTGGATCTGCTATGCTGGGCGGATGGGCAAAGAGATTGAGCGTCCGGCGACCTTCGCCGAATTTTGTTCGCGCTATGATCCCGAAACTGGCGTGTACGATGTGGTCGCCCCAACTGCGGGGCAGCCGGCCATCAATTGGCTTCCTGCGGCGCGATGGCTCGGCCGGACGCTGTTGACGCTCCTCCTAGCAGAGTTGCTAGCATGGCTCGTCGGATCTGCTCTCGGTTTGCATTTGACTGTCCTTGGCGCGCTAGTCGGCCGATGAGCGCGCGCTGAAGCGGCTCTTCGGTCGTGAACAGCCCACGGCCAATGTCCGCCGCCACGTCTTCCGACAGGCCGACCGACCGGCCATAGCCTCGGGTGAGCAGATGCCCCGCGGCGCCGGTCAGACCGCCACCGCGGTAGGCGTTCAGAAGGCCCATCGTTGCGCCTAGGCGACCCTCCGAGCCTGCCGCGTCCGCCTGCTCCGCCATGATGCGCGCTGTCGGGGAGCCACCGCCGATCACGTTGTTGCGGCGCTGGATCGTGCCGATCGCCTGCATGTCACGCTGCAGGCGGCCGAACTGCTCCGGATCGAGGAACGCCTGGAGCTTCTGGGCGAAGTCCGGCGACTGGTTCATCAGGCGCTGCAGCTGGCCAAGGCGCCCCTCCCCCACCATCCGGGAGAGTTCCTCTCCGACGCCAAGGCGGAAGAGCTGCTGGTCACCCTCGCTGAGACGGGCGAAGCGCTCGATCATCGCGTCCGGCTCACCGCGGATGAAATTCCGGCCGGCATTGACGGCGTTCATGCTCTCGGTGGGACCGGCCCAGGCAGCCCGGGCGGCGCTGTACTCCGGCGGCCCGGCCTCATCCAGGGTGCTGACCCAGGCACGCCGCACCATCTCAATAGCTCGCCCGCGCTCATCCAGGTTCAGGCGACGGGTGACCGGGTCGCGGTAGTCCTCCAGGATCGCATCGAGGCCGCGCTTGGCGCTGTCCAGCAGGCGCATGTTCGGCACGCCGCTGATGATCGGATCGCCGGCCTCATTAAAACCGGTGATGCCGTAGTCCATCGGATCAAAGCGCCGATTCTGGGCGAGCGCCTCAAGGCGTTGGATTTCCATACCGCGACCGATGCCCTGCCGGATGATCGGATCCTGCAGGAAGCCCTGGATGCGGTCGTTCGTCACCGCCTGACCGCGCTGGAACGCCTGCTCGTAGAGCGGGGCGGCCTCTGCCGCCCGCTGCTGGGCCAGCTCCTGCACTGATTGGCCAGCGGCTCCGCGCGGTGCCACGGCACGCGACATAGCGTTCTGCGCCAGATACGGCACCTCTGCCCGGCTGCCGGCGACGAACTGTTCCGCCTGCTGCGACGCCTGGCCAGGAGCCGATGCGGCGAGACGGCCGAGACGGGTCATGTTGCTGCCGGCCACGTCCATCAGCGACAAGGGAATGCCAGCTGCGCGCGCGTCGGCAAGTTCATTCGCCAAGTCGTCGATGGTGCGGCCTGTGCCTTCCAGGTCGCGCCGGAGATAGTTCGACATAACGTTGGCAGCCTTGGCCTCCTGGTTCCCCAGGCCCGGCGCCACGGCATTCATCGCACGACTACCAAGCTGGGAGATGCCAGAGATAGCCAGCGGAACGCCGGCGCCGAGCGCCCCACCGATCGTACCGCCCGCGAGGGCGCCGATCAGGCGTTCATACGGGCCGCCTTCCGCGCTCGCGCCTCCAGCGACAGCGCCCATGCCAGCCGCCTGCGCAGTGCCTCGCAGGAGAGACGGCACCTGTCCCGCCATGCCGCCGGCGACCGACCCCAGGCCGCCAACCACGTTCAGGCCGATATTGGCGATCGGATGCTCTTCGCCCCATGCCTGCTGCCGGCCGCGGATCTGCTCCAGGTTGCGGCTGTAGTCGCTCTGCTGGCCGGTGACGAGGGATGACAGCCCATTCGGGCTCTTGCCGGTGATCGAACGCCCGATGGCGTCGCCGAGCGCGCCACCTGCCGCCCCGACCTCATCCGCCAGTCCAAGCGTCGCGCCCTGCCGTAGCGCGTCTGTGGGGCCGCCGATGAACTGCTGGATGCCCGTCAGCTGACGCGACAGCCAGCCCTGATCCTGCGCCGGAGCCTTTCCGGTCATCGGATCGACATCAGGCGACGCCGGAGCCGGGCCGGCCTGCTGCTGGGCGTACTGCTTCATAACCCGGTCGATGACAGACGGATCCGTCCCGTCCGGGAACTCATGCGTCACGCCATCGGCCGACTGCGCCTGGATCATTGGATGCGGTTCCCCTGCGCGTCGTAGCGGAGGACGGTGCTGGGCTGAGCCGGCGGCGCGACCTGCTGCGGAACGCCTGCTGACGGAGCTGCGGGCGTCGTGGCAGGCATCGGCGGCTGATAGCCTGGCTTGTAATAGTCGCCCGTCCGAAGGTCGCGGGACTGCGCTCCAGCCAGCCGCATGCGGTTTTCCACAGCGATCTTGGCACGCTGCAGGACCGCCCGCCGCTCAGCGTGGGTCAGATTCCCAGCGCCCTGCATGTCCAGCAGGATCTTGCGCTCACCCTCGGTGGGGTTGCCGCCGAAAATGACCTTCAGCTGATCCAGCGCCGTTTGTGTGATCAGCGTGTTCATTTCCGTCGTCGCCGCGGCTGATGTCGAATCGAACAGCCGGTTGTAAAGCTGCTCAGCACCAGCAAGCGGGCCGCTCGCGGCCTGATCATTCAGTTCCAACGCGCGGTCAAGCGCCTGCATCGCCGATTGAGTACCCATGAGTCCCTGATCAGCAGTGCGGATCGCTTCCTGGTTCGAGGCCGTGTTAAGGTTAATCGTCGTGCCGCTGCCGCCGATCTGAAGAACCTTGCCGTCCGGCCCGATCTGAAAGGCGCCTTCCGCCGGCAGCCCGCGCGCAGCCTTTTCATCGGCCGACAGCGTGTGGAATTGCTGCTGCGAGAAGTCGGCCATCACCTGACCGGTTCGCGGGTTGACGAGCCGGTTGTTGACCTCGATGCCGTTGATCGGCTGGTCCATCTTCAGGGCCTGGCCGATGACCATGCCGGCAACCTGCTTCTGCCCCTCGTCGGCCCACGGATCGGAAAGGATGGCGAACGCGGCCTGCATCACCTCCGGCGTGAACTGCGGTCCCTGCTGCTGGGACTGCTGGGGCGCCGGCATGGTGTCCGGCCCGGCGCCGCCTCGCATTGCATCCTGGCCCGTGCCGCCGCCGATAAGGCCGTCACCGTTCATGTCGGCGTATTTGACCGTCTCGGCCGGGAGCGGCCGGCCGCGGTTGACGAACTGGTCGGTGCGCCCCGGGCCGGCATTGTAGGCGGCCCGCGCCAGCTCCGGGTCGCCACCGTAGCGGCCAAGCTGCGCCTGGTAGTAGGCGGCGCCCAGCGCCTCGTTGTATTGAGGGTCGTTCCGGAACCGCTGCTCGTCCCATGGCAAGCCGGCCAGCTGCGCGGCCTCCGGCCCGGTCGCCGGCATCACCTGGGCAATGCCGATCGCGCCTGCGGGGCTGGTCAGGGGCTGGCCGTTGCGGTCGAACTGACGGCCGCCGCTCTCCATCCGGACCATGTCAGGCGGCAGCTTGCCATAGACCATGTCGGTGCCGGCGCCGCCTGCGATCTGATCCTGACCAGCGCCAGCCGCCAGGTTCCCCGTTGCCTGCTGAACCGTGTAGTCGGTCGGCGTCGGGATTACCCCGGCCTCCGGCGCTAGCGGCATCGCAGAGGAGCCAGGGCCGTAGCCCATCGGCTGTGCGCTTTCCATCGGCGGCTGCATGCCACCGCCCACCGGCGGCGCGGCGCCGATTGGCGGCAGCGGCTTCGTGTCGACGGTGCCGAGCGGCGGAGCGCCCCGAGCGGTGGCGATGGCATCCTGCAGCGAGGGCGCCGACGTGGCGGCGGTCTTCCCGCGGCCCGACAAGGCATCAACCAGCTTCGACAGCGCCTGCCCTGACCTGACGCGTTCCGTGTCCGCCCGGTCCTGGTTCTTCGTCTTCTGCCAGCCCAGCAGGCCGGCCGTCGCCACCTTGGCGAGGCCGTCCAGGACGCCGGTGGTGCGCGTTTGCAGCACGGACGCCAGCAGATCGCGATACTGTGCGTCCTTGTCCTTGAAGGTCTGCGGCGAGAAGCCGGAGCCCGGCGTGACCGGGGCAATGGGCGGCGCAGCCGGCGCGACCGGCGGCTCATAGACAATGCCTGCCATTCGATCCCCCGATCAGGCGACCATGCGATAGTCGACGTGCTTCCAGCCGTCGATTTCGGCCACGGCCGCCGGGATGACCCGCTCGACGTCCTGCGCCATGACGCCGATCTGAGGCGGGCCGCCAGCGCGATAGCGGAACTCGTAGAGAGGGATGCCGGCCTCGGTCTCACCGATGCGCCGGATGTCCGTCTTCAGCCGCCGATCCGAAAGCCACGCCATCGCCGCGGCCGAGCCGAGACCGAACAGCCCGTTCATGGTGTTGTTCGCGTTCTGCTGCTGTTGCTGCCACTGCTGCATCTGGGCGTTGTACTGGTTCTGCATGGCGCCCTGGATGTCCGGCGCCTGGATGCTCGGCGACGACGACTGCGGCGCCGATGCCGTCTGCGGCACGCCACGGCCCGACAGCGCCAGCGCCTCGTTCACGAGCTGGTTGCGCGCCTGCAGTCCCGTCAGCACCGACTGGTTGCGCGCCTGGGCATAGGCGTCGTTCCTGCTGCGGCCCATCTGGTCCATGGCGCTGCTCCAGGCCGCCGAGCCGCGCGTGATGCCCTGGTTCGCCAGTTGGTTCTCCAGGTTGCTCTGCTGGGTCGCCCACTGAGGATCCAGGCGCGAGGCGTAGTTCTGGTAGACCGCGTCCTCGTACCTGCCGGTGCCGAGATTGCTCAGCGTGTCGCCGGCCTGGGCGTTCATGTTGGCCGACAGCGCGTTCTGTTGGTCCAGCAGGAACTGCTGCTCTGGCGACAGGACGATGTTCTGCTGCCACCGGCCATCGCCCAGGTTCTTGTTGACCACGCTGTAGTAGGGATTGGTGACGTCGGTGCGCCCCATCCCGTTCGTGATCATGCCGGCGATGACATTCGCGTTGAGCTGGGCATCCGCGCTCTCGTAGGGATCCGGAGCCTGCGGCGCGCTCCCGCCTCCGCCCTTCCCGCCGCCCATGTCAGCGCCCCGACCGGATGCGGTCGAAGAACTGAGGAAGCGGCGTCTGCACCGAACGCTGCGGAGCTGCGACTGCTGGCGCTGCGGGGGCGGCCGGCGGCTGCTGAGGCGCTGCGACACGCGCCTGCGCATCGAACACCGACCCACCCTGCCGTAGCTGGCCCGGATAGCGGCTCATCATCGCGTCCATCAGGTTGCCGTACTGCTGGGCATAGCCGGAGTTGAAGGTCGGCATCGCGACACGCCCTGGCATCGACCCCGGCTGCAGGCCGCCGCCGCCCCGCGCCATGACGGCCTGCGCGAGGGCGTCCATGGTCTGCGGCTGCCCGACGATCGGATTGAGGCGCGGCATGCTGATGTTGTTGTCGCCGCCGCCTGCTGCGCTCTGCAGCATGTCAAGAAACGTTGCCATACCGGCCCCTTTCCCAATCTTCCCTCAGCAGCCCGAGGACGACCGCGTCATCGCGGCCGAAGCCTCGCCGCAGCAGCCCCTCGCGCTGGAAACCGAGCCCTTCGCAAAGCCTGATGGACCGGCTGTTCGAGGCCATGATCGCGGCCCCTACCCGCCCGCATCCGAGCTGGCGGAACGGATATCCCAGGATCAGGGAGACCCGGTTCCGGCTGATCCAACGTGGCGTGTCGGCCGCGATGCTGACCTCGATCGCCCCGAACTCAGGGATGTAGCCGTGGAACAGCACCCCGGCGACGAGCTGCGCGCCCTGGATCACACCGATGCCGACATACGGCACCGGCAGGCGCGGCATGCTCGGGATCCGGCTCTGCACCCATGCTCCAACGGCCTCGTCCGCGCCGTAGAGCAGCCTCACATCAAGGCCCCTTGCTCATAGATCGTGTCGAAGGACACGACGCGCACGTCCACGCCCTCGATCAGGTCGTTGCGGCCGAGCGGCGGCGTGACCGTCAGGTTCATCGTGGCGGCGAAGGTGTAGCCAAGCCCGAACACCGTGGTCCACTCCAGCCGAACCTGAGGCGTTTCGTCCGTCCAGACGGCCTGGTCCCAGATGGCGAAATCCCACCGCGGCCCGTTCGGGATGATGGGGCTCAGGACGCCCTGCGGAGTGCGGATGGAGAAATCCGTCGACACGTCAACGGCCGGCGAGACGGTCGTATCGCCCTGGATCACCGGCCGCAGCATCTTGATCTGCTTCTGCTGCGCCTGCGGCTTCAGGTAGTTGAAGGCCGTCACGATATCGGCCGAGAGGCTTTCGGAGCCCACATCCGACACGCCATTGTCGGAGAGCCCCACCTGACCATCCCAGGTCCCGAAATACGCCTTGCCGTCCATCAGCGCCCAGCAGGCAGCGTTCATGCCCTGGAACTGGCACCATGCCCCCGTGATGGTGTTCATCACGTACTGCACGCCGGTATTGGCCGAAGTCGGCACATTGACGATCGCCATCGTCCCGACCGGATACGACATGAGCTGCCAGCCCCGCAGAGCGCCGGTCGCCCGCACGGAGTCATTGAATGCGGCCTGGATGTTCTTCGTAATGGCCGCTTGCTGCGCCGACGAGCGGTCCAGCGTCAGCGACTTCGCCAATGAGATGACGCCATCCTCGCAGGTGATCGCGATGTCCGCGCCCACCTTGGTGAGGCATCGATAGCCAAGCGGCCGGCCGATCTGCCAAGTCCCCTTGATCGCCCAATTGCTCGCATCGCTCGGGTTGGTGCCCTGGTAGGCGATGAGCTGCCCTTCCGACGTCAGAAAGAAGGCGTAGTCGTCCGGGCCGAAGCCGCCGTCGATGGTCCAGCTCCCGCCGGCGATCAGCTTGCCGCCGGCCGACATCAGCGGCCCGAGGTCGAACATCGTCGCCGCCCCGCCGATGGCATCCGTGTCGAGATACCAGGCCCGGGTGCTATCCCTCTCGATGAACCAGATCCGGCGCTTGTGGTCGAACACGTTGATCAGCTTGGCACTGTCCACGCCGGTGATTGCCGGCGTCGTGGCCCAGCCCGTCCCGTTGTAGAGCTGACGCTGTTGCGCACCGTTCACCGCCACCAGCCAATGACCGCCGCTGTTGGCGAAGTTGATCCATTGCCACCAGTCGTCCGAGCTGATCACGCCGGTATCGACCTTGTTGTCGATCAGCGCGTCATCCCACAGCGTCTCGACCGGCTCCGGCGTCGGCGTATCCCACTCCGTTGCCGGCTGGAGCGCACCCGGGAACACATCCCACAGGGTCTCCTGCTCGAAGCTCTGCTCGGTCGCGTCCCAGATCTTGCCGCCGCCAACCGCGAACAGCTTCTGGGACGTCGGGCCGTTCCACACCATCAGCGTCGTGACGGCACCAGAGATGTTCTGCGCCCACATCTGCGAACCGCGCCGCAGGGCCACGTCGGTCGGCGTCGGGAACCAGTTCACCAGCTTGACGGCGCTGTCCTCGGGCATCTTCGCCAGGCTGTCGAGCGCCATCCAGCCCTTGACCGGTGCCGGGATCGTGCCGGCAACTGACACCCGCTGCCTCGTCGGATTGGCGCGAAGGGCCGTCCGCACCATGTCACACCACGTTGATGGTCTGTGACCAGTTGAAGCCAGGCCAGCGGTAGCGGGTGGCGCTCATGTTGATGTCCTTCATGCCGCCGTTGCGCGCCGCCGCCTGCTCGACCTGGCGCTCGTACGTCGCCATGTCCTCGGCGTAGTCGAGCCCCTTGGTCTGCCGCCACCGCCAGATCATGCCGAGCGTGATCAGCTCCTCATCGAGCCGTGTCGTGTCGGTGTCAGCCGTCCACCGGTCGCCGTAGGTCTCCGGCGTGCCGGCATGGATGCACCAGTTGCTGCTGATGCACTCCCCGCGCACCGTCTGACCGTCCGCCGGCGCCGGGTAGATGTTCAGATCCTCGCCGATGATGCGCCAATAGCCCCAGAGGCCGGGGCTCACGGGCCGGCTGATGGCCGCAGCCCACTCCTCAGGCGTCAGCGGCCCCAGGATCGGGCGGAACATGTCGACCCACCAGATGACCCGGCCTGGCGACATGCGGTTCATCTCGGCCGGCAGGGCGCCGGGCTGCGGCATACCGGCGACGGTCGTGAACTCGAACGGCACGATCAGCCGCGTCCAGTTCGACCGCTGGGCAAGCGCGGTCGCCTCCTTCTGGGCGATCCTCTGAAGCTGCTGCGCCTGAAGATCCAGGGAGCCGACCACGGCCGTCGGCGGCGTCACGCCGACCTCAAGCGCGACGTCCTGGACGATCGAGAGCAGCGTCATGGATCAGGCCTTCCGCGGACGGCCCGGTCGGCGCTTGGGCGCCGGATCATCGCCCTCGGGCTCGGGCGCACTGGCCAGGAACGCCTCATAGGCCTCCGCGTGTTTCTCGCGGTCCTCGTCCGTCGCCGGGCGCGGGCCGATCGTGGTGCCGTGGTCGATGACGAAGCTGAACAGCTCCTCACCGTCGTCCGAAAGGCTGAACTTGGCGCCGACATCCGGCGCGGCGTTGCGGTCGCGGCTCATGCGGCCTCCTGCTGCTTGTCTGAGATCGCCTGAAGCCGGGCTGCCAGCTCCATCACCTGAGCCTGCAGCCGGGCGACATCGCCGCGCAGGCGCTCGTTCTCGGCCGCGAGGCGCGGCGCCTCCGCGCTGTCCTTCGCGGCGGCGAGGAAGGCTTTGGCCTTGGCCTGTAGCTCGCGGGCGCCCATGCCAATGCGTCCGAGGCCGGTGTCACTGAGCCCCGCCAGATCCTCGATGGTGTAGATCCTGAGAGCGGCCAGGTCGGCAGCTTGGCGCGCATCCATGGCCGGCCAGCTGCGGAGGGGCGTCCCGACCGCCTCGGCCTCGCCGGTGCGTTTGAACTGCTCGATGTGGTCGGCGAAGCGCTGTGACCAATCACCATCATGCCAGATCGAACCATCCGGCTTGTGGCGTTCGATGATGCGCGTGGCTTCGTCCCGGCTGTTCGGGTTGGTGACGCCGCCGAACAACACCTTGTCATGCACCGGGCGGCCGGCGGCCTCCGATGCGGCGTCGTTCACGCGGGTCTGCCACTCCAGCCGGAGATAGCCGCCGTCCTTGGTCTTGAATAGCGGTCGATCCATGTGCCCTCAATGAAGCGGGGCGGCCCGGAGACCGCCCCTCGTTGATCAGGTCGCGGCGCCGATGGCCCAGAAGTACTGGCCCGTGGTGACGGCCTCGCCGACCTTGGTCTTGTAGTTGCCGGCGCCGGCCGCGGCCGACCCGGTGCCGGCGGTGACGATGATCGCGGTGTCCGCCGCGATGTTCGCCGATGCCAGAGCGAGGATGTAGCTGACGCCGTTGCTGCCAGTGACCTTGGTCGCCGGCTTCACGCCGCGGAAGTCTCCCAGCACCGTGGACGGCGCCTGCAGGACGTCGACCCCGGTGATCGGCGTGATGCTGTACTGGGCATGTGCCATGATCAGCCCCCTTACGACTTGAAGTAGACGCCCTGGAGCGAAGCGTTGCTCAGGGTCATGTTGCCGGCCCACAGGATCGCCTGCACCGTCGCGTCCTGGTTGATCGCCCGCACCTCTTCCATCGGCACCATGTTGGTGTCGCTGTGCGGGCGGTAGTACAGGTAGTCGGTGTTGAGGAAGTACATGTGGTTCGCCGGGCAACCACCGCCCTGCGCGCCGTCGACCACCACCGGTGCCCCGAGGTATTCGAGGTTGGTGAAGCCGGCGTCCGCCATCTTCGCATTGGTGATGCGCTGGATGGGCTGAAGCGACTCCAGGTAGTTGGTGTAGGCGTTGTTGTCGGCCAGGATCAGGTCGACCTTGTCGCGGCCACGCATGCACTTGAGCCACAACAGGTTCATGTTGTGCTGGACGGTGGTCTTGTCGAACACCGCTTCGCTCTGGACCTGATTGCGCCAGAAACTCCAGGTCGCCCGGTTGATGCCGCCCACGGTACCGGTGGTCGGGTCATCGGCGACCAGCAGCTTGAGGCCGCCAATCTCCTTGCCCGCCGAGCCGGTGCCATCGGCATAAACGCCGAGCGCAATGCCGTTGGTCATCGTCTTCTCGGCGTTCTTGATGCGCTTGGCCAGGAGGGGGATGACCTTCTCGCGGCCGGCGTTCTGGATGCGACCTTCCAGGCCGGAGATGGTGACATTCACCGCGGCCTGCTTCCAGTCGAACTCGGCGGCGCTGAACACGTCGGACGGGCTGACATCCAGGAGCTCATAGCCGCTGTAATACTGGAATGTGCCGTTCTCGGCGTATTCCAGTTCCTCTACCAGCGTGCGGCCGCCATCGGCGGGGCGGGCGTTGCCCTTCTGCTCCAGGCGGAGCAGCGCGGCGTTGTTCTTGGTCACATTGTCGGCCAGCTTCTTCGATCGGTTGCGAAGCGTGGTCGTGACGATTTCCGTCAGGTTTGGGGACGCCATGGGTCACCTCATAGACGGGCGCCTGCGTCGACAAACGCCGCTCGCAGGTCGTCCTCGATGGATCCAGAAGAGGGCAATCCCAGGCTCTGCGAGCCCGGAACCGGTGCCCCGGTGAGGCTCCCGCCGGCCTGCCGCGCCTTGGCGGCGACCTCCGCAGCCTTGCGCTGGGTCTCAGCCTGTGCCGCGGCCTGCTGCTCCTTGATGAGCGCGACGCGGATCTCCGGATGAGCCCAGGCGGCCATGTCGTAGGCCTCGCCCAGATCCTTCGCGCGCCCGCCTTGGATCAGAAGGGCCATGTCGTCCTTCAGATCCTCGAAATAGACGCGCTTCGGATCGGCGGCGAATGCCTGGATCTCGGCCAAGGCGGTCGAACGCTGATATTCGACGGCCTGCTGCTGCTGTGTGGTGAATTGGCCCTTGAGAGCGTTGATCTCCTGCACCAGCGGCTGAAGGTACTGCGCCAGCGGGTTGGGTTGATGTCCCGGCTGCTGGCCGTTGCCCGGCTGCTGTGCGAACTGTCTCAGATCGACCCCGTAGGATCGTGCAAGCCACGCGATGCCGTTGACGGGATCGCGGTCCAAGACTGCCTGCGCATCGAAAAGCTGCTTGATGGCCTGAGCGGGGGTCACGCCGCGCATCGTCAGCGCCGGCAGGAACGGCTCAACGGCCTTGTCGATACCCTTGTACTCCGCGAGCTTGGCGAGGCCGTCGTTGACCTCCTGCTCGCGCTTGGCGACAGCCTCCTGCACCTCTTTCGGCAGGGCGGCGAACGCGGCCTTGGCGCCGATCGACCAGCCCGGCGGCGGGCGGAGCGCGCCCGCATCGGCCGGCGGCGTCTGCGTGGCCTGCTGCGGCTGGTCCGGCGCCTTCTG